CAATTTAAGCATAAATAATGATGAAACATATATAACTGAAATAGGCATAGTTCATAATTGCCGTTGCCATGCTGAACCATTAGATGATAATGATTTAAAAGAACAAGATAAAGAAGTCTCTGAAGGATCAGATTATTTAACTGCTGATACCGAAAGCGGGAAACCAATAATTCCAGAAGAATTTAGATTTAATCCTGGGAAACAGATTATGCCAAACGAAGGCGATTATTTTCAGGTTCTTCCGAATATTAATAGATTAGATAATGAAGATTTTGATTTATGAAAAAATTAGACGACAATAAATATTCTCTTTTTCAAATGGCAATGATTATTGACAAGTGGAAACAGGATTTTCATATTGATAATCATCATTTCATTATATTTCAAAATAGGGAATTATTAACAAATATAAAATTTCCTCCTGATTATCTTCATAAAAATCATTCTGCAAATCGGGGATTCTCAAATTTGCCAGATACTATTCAGCATCCGTCCGAAGTATGGTGCAAATGGAAGGATCCTGATCCAAAAAAACAGCATGACGTAATTCGTAATTATATACTTTTCGGTGAAAATGTGAATTATGTTGTGACTACTGAATCAGGAACTATTAAAAAAGCTTTTGCAGTTGTTAATAGTCGGTTAGACAGATACAGGAAGGGTCTTATAATTTTCAAAGCATGAAAGATCTCAATAGTTTGGTAAGCGATTTAAATAAACGGGAACAGGCAATAAAAAAACTGAATGTTTCAATGCTTCCGGCCATGGGTCAGATATGTGTTAAAGAGATTAGAAGTAATTTTGTAAAAATGCAAGGCACTTGGAAAGAACGATCAAAGATGACGGATTTACTTTATGAATATAACCGAACAAATGACTATCGAACTCCGGAACTAGGCAAAAAAAGTAAACACAAAAATCCTTACAAGGGTTCTGTGGTACATGCTAATCGTCCAATTCTTGTTCAAACTGGTAATTTACGGGATTCAGTCACTTTTAATGTCAGTAATAATAATGTTTCAATTGGTGTATTTCATCGCACTGTTAAGATTGGCAATAAGACACATGATGCTTTGCAGTCAGCAAAATTATTGAATGAAGGCGGAACGATGCGAGTATTCAATCATTCCGGTACAATGCCTCGTAGAAAATTCATGCCTACACCGGCTGAAGGTCCTACTCCGACAATGATTTCTTCAATTAAAGTAAAATATGATCAGGAATTAAATAAAATCTTTGCAACATGGAAATAAAGCATACGATTTATATTTTATGTCCTTATTGTAAAGGGAAAAAGAAAATCAATGATGAAGAATGTGAAAAATGTCATGGTACTGGAAGAATAAAAAAACTTTACACGGGGAAATTTCACAAGCGAAAAACTTTACTTTAAATTTAAATATTATGATACTATCAGATATTATTTCAGCACTCACCAAAGAATTAAAATATTTCTTTTTAGATAAACAAGGAACCGTATTGCTCGATACCGAATTACAAGGCGACATAACAGCTAGTTTTCCTTTGTGTATATTGGAAATTAGCGAGGCTCCCGAATCGGCCAGACTTCCTGGTAATGGATTTACCCGTATGGATTGGTCATTTGGAATAAGGATTTATGCTTTTGAACCTAATGCCTACAACTCGGATGATGGGGGTTACTCTGCTAGTTTGATGCAGATAGTTGACGATGTGCGTGTTCATTTTTCAAACGAGGTATGGTTAGTTCAAGAGATGAAAGATTTAACTACAAATTATGCGTTCCGATTAACTTATGGGGGAACTGTTAAAGCAGAATCTTTGGAAATTGCTGAAAAGGTTGCACTTGGTTATAAACACACTTTTGAATCAATAGCTATTGATAGCAATACACGCAATGATACTGATAATGAGAACACTACTAATGTGAATTCTGGTACGGTGGTATTTGAGGGAGAAACTTAGTTCTTTATTATCAGTTCTTCGATTGGCATTTTAAAATATTCTGCAAGTTTATAAGCTACACATAAACCAGATCGTTCACCTTTTTCTATTTTTTCAATAGCGGATGGACTTATATCGCAAGCAAGTGATAACTGAAAACGACTTAATTTTTTAGAATCCCGAAGTTGTTTTAATTTAATTCCGTCAATAATCATTTATCTTTTATTTCGATCCTAGACAAAAGTACGAAAGTATTTATTTAAAATCAATATAATTTTGAATTTTATTACTGATAATTATGTCAGAGACAAAGAAAAATTTCATTCATTTTACGAATGAGCATCCCAATGATCAAGGCTCAATAATTCCGAATGATACTCTAGACTTCGCCCGTTATCTATTAAATCCTGTTATTCTTGCTGACCATAATTGGCACGATAGGGCAATAGGATTGATGCGAGATATTCATTTAGAGGATAATTCATGGATTGGCCTTCCTGATTTTCATGGATTAAATGAAGAGTCCAAGCTTGCAAAAGCTATGTACGAAAAAGGTTATTTAAGATCTGCCTCAATTGGAGGTGAAATGATTTTAAAGGCATCTGAAAAAGCTGACCCCTTAAATCCGGGTAGGACATTAAGAGAACCTTACGTAAATGAGGACGGTTACATGGTTGCTGAAAAGTTTATCGTGTTTGAGATTTCATTTCCAACGTTGCCTAGTAATCCGACTGCGGTTACTGATGACGCATTGAAAAATGCTGTTATGGAGGCAAGTCAAAAATTAGGAACAAAGATTTTTGCTCATGCAGAAGAAGAGAATGTTTTTTCATGTCTTGTGACATTATCAAAACAGTTTAATGACAATCAAAATTCAAATCAAATGACAGACGAAGAAAAACAGGCAAAGAAAGAAGCCGATAAAAAAGCTGCTGATGCTGCTAAATTGGCTGCTGAAAAAGAAGCTGCTGATAAAGCTGCTACAGATGCCGCAAAAGATAAAAGCAATCATGTGGTTTTAGGAGCCAGCGAAATGCCTGGATTCGTAAAACGTCTGATTGAGAAAAGAGGGATTCTCGGAGCGTTCCTCGGGACACTCTATAAAGATCCTGATGATGATGATAAGCCCCAGACAGAAAAAATGCCCGATAAGGGTACATTACTGCCAAATCCTAAACCTACTGGCATGAGTGCAAAAAAGGAAGCTGAGGAAGCCGTTGAAAAAGTAAAGGCTGCTAAGAAGAAATTCGAGGAAGCAGAAGAAGGCGAAGAAAAAGTTAAATTCAAAAAAGAATATGAAGAGGCTTGTAAAAATGCTGAAACAGCTTGTAAAAAAGCAGAAGCCGAAGAAGAGGCCGAAGAAACAGCAAAGAAAGAAGCCGAAGCAAAATCAAAGAAAGAAGCTGAAGAGTCAGCAAAAAAACAGGCTGAGGAATCTGCTAAAAAGGAAGCTGAGGAAGCAGTAAAAACTAAAAACAGTATGAGTGCAAAACCAATAAAACAGACCCGGGAAGAGCTTGATAAGCTCGGACTAGCCCCCGATCCCAGTCATCAGACAAGAATGACAGCAAAAGACGGCGTAACATTTACAAAGTTACGTGCCGATAAAACTGATGGACAAGCAATTCTTGGACGTATATTTGACGGACAGAAGAAGGGTGAACATAAGATGATCTCAGATTATGCAATTGTTCTTAATTCTATTCTTGCTGATCCGAAATATAAAACTATTGCAGACCAGATGCGTTTTATCTCTTCAGCAAACAATTCCCATTTTGTTGAACAAAGAAACATGGTAAATGAAAGTCCAAATTCACGTTTGGGTTTTGATGTTAAAAAAATTGCTGCACGTCTTTCACGCGGAGAGACTTTTGGAACTGATTTTACAGCCGGTGCAATGCCATCTAAAAGAACCACACTAACAACCGAAGGGGAATTTTCTTCACTTGACACCGTTGCTGTTGAATGGTTGACACTTATTCTTTATAAACTGTTTCCCTCGGAAGACTGGAAAAACGAAATCCCTGTTTTTGCAGCCGATCAGACGGGACGTAACTTAGGAGTTATCTGGACAAATATAGCAGCTGCTCCAACAGTGTCTCGTGGTACCGTCTCAACTCCTGTCAGTGATTATGGTCCTTATAATGATACCGCCGTAGGGATGAAGCTTATTCCTTACTGGCTCTCTCCGATGCTTTGGACTCCGCTAACCATGCATCAGTTACGTTATGATCAGATGGCCACCGGATGGGTACAGGGACTTGCAGCTCTGAATGCACAAATTGGCGATGATCTTCTTTATACGCTTCTTTACGGAACGTATATCAATCAGGTGTATGCTGCACTTTCGAATATTGTTTATTCTGCCGGATGGGCAGCTGCTGGGGCATCTGCAAGCCAGACATTTAATATTCCTGACAGCGGCAGTAAATTTATATTCAATGGTTCATTTGCAGGAAATCTCGTGAAACCTGGGTACAATGATATTCTTGCTATTGAAGAATTGTTCCAGCTTCAAAATTATGATCTGAGTTCAGAACGTCCAGTTTTAGTCGTTGATTCAACAATGAACCGTTATATCAAATCAGACCCGGAAACAAAGTCACTTTTGACTCGTTGGATAAATGATGAGGGTGCAGAGCTTCTGAAGATTTCTCATACCTTATTGCATGAACGTTCAAGGGTTGGAGCTTATGATCCTGCTTCTACAACTGTTATTGATACACATGCAGCAAGCGTGACAATCCCGGTAACTACTCTTTCCGCTGGTCTTGCTTTCATTGCTTCACAGGTAGGAATAGGACTTGGACTGATTGATGTCTTTATGATTCAAGATCCTTCAAATTACGGTTATCGTATGTCGGTTGATCTTCGTATCAACGCACGGGCTCTTCGTTCTGATTATACAGGACTTGCAATGTACACTTACGGAACTGGTCAGGCATAAAAAATCAGGGTGTAAAAACCCTGATTTATAACTTTTAAAATTTACAAAAATGAAAAAGATAATTACATTAATCACACTGATTGCATTGGTTTGTTTTTCAACCTTTGCACAAGTTCCAAAGGGCGCAACAACTGGACTTCACAGTAAGGCTCATAAAGTGTTTAGCCTTGGTATGATAAACGATGCCGGCACCATTGCGAAAATAAATCCTTTGAAAGTTGATACCCTGTATTCTCAGGATACTTTGTTTTTTATTGTGCAGATTAACCATTCTGCCGTCGGTTATCCTTATATTACTGTTAATACGGCAGTAGGTACAACATCTGATACAACTCTTAATACTACTTCGACCGCTACATTCTGGCAGAGTGCCGATAATTCCAACTGGACACAGGTTAAATATGTATCCAGTACCGCTACACTACTTTATGATACCACCTTAATTTATGGCCGAGGCGCTAATAACATAAGTGCCTTTGATACTACTTTGGTATTTGGTCGCGGAGCAAATAACAAAATGGGTATTGCAGATACGGCAACTTATTCAAAAGGTCGAATAGGAACCGGCGTTGCATTGTACCCGGTTTATCGAAATAGAGCACTTTATAATCAGACTACTAAAAATAGGGCTCTATATTCAGCTCTTGAAACAATTTCTAAGGCAGAAGCTGTTTATAGTGTTTCGATACCGCGAAGCTATAATGGTGGTGTGGCAACACCGACAAATGAAGTAAGTTTCTGGCGCAATAATATCAAATTTGAAAGTCAGTATCTTGGAATACGATTTATTTCAGGAACAAAGACTGGTTCAAAAATGATTTATACCGGGACCGTAAGATTTAATAAATCTAACTAGTATGCCAAAAACAATTTTCAATATCAATAAGCAGCATGTCCTTATTATAAAGAGCCTTTTTAATCCAATAAAGGCGAATAGGGATGAAGTTATTATTCACGGTGACGGTATGGTTTTTGCTTGTAATTATGATCAAAAAGCAGAGGTACGTACTGAATCCGGGAAAAAAGAAATGACTATTGCTCAGAAAGATTCACTTCATCATAGTACTTATAATTCAGGATTTGACGAATATGAAAAAACAGCAAATGCAAAATACAGGGCTGTTTATCATAAAGGAGATAAATTACCAGACACGCCTGATGATATTATCAATGCTTTCTTCAAGAGAACACAAGAAGATTTGAAAGAGAAAACAGGTATGAAAGAGGCTCCTATTTCTAATATTCTGAGTTTGGATGACGAAACAGATATTTTGCAAGCTACCCCTGAAGTTAAGGCAGACAGTGAGAAAGACAATCTTAGGAATGCTGAAGCAGAACCAAAAAAGGAAGAACAGCCAGACCCTGAAGTTAAGGCAGAAGAAAAAGTTATTAAAAAGGGTGGGCGTCCAAAAATTAAATAATAAAACAAATGAGGCACACTATAATTACCACAATACTCAACACTCCATCCGGGACACCTAGTTCCGGTGATGGAGTAATGATGCTGGTATGTAAAGGAGTTGCTACAACAGGAGGTACCCATGCGCTTGTTCTTGATACGGCATATCTGGGTAATAAGCTGGATGACTTTGTTACTGGGCTTAATATCACGAAAGACTATGATGTTGTAAATGGTTATGCCGTTTATCAACAGATCAAGGAATTTTATGATGAAGCAGGTGACGGAGCCTACTTATGGTTAGTTGTAACAGCGAATACCACGGCTTATGCCACATATTGCGCATACGCGACTGGTACTACATTCTTGAATCTTATTCGCGGAACTATACAGAGTGATCTGAACATGAGAGTAAAAATGGTTGGTCTTTGCTATAAACCACCTGCCACTCAACAGAGTGCAATTGATTTTAATTCTGATGTATTAGCTACGATTCCCATTGCTCAGGCTTGTGCCGTTGGTTTGTCGGCAGAAGGATTCCCGCTTTCATTTATTCTTGATGGCACAAATATGTCATCTACGGCTACATCGGCTACAATTGGAAGCATGGCATCTAAATTGGCTCCTCAAGTATCATTCTGTATCACTGGTTCAAAACCAAATGGCGTAGCATCAGTAGGCGCAGCTCTTGGCCGATTTGCCCGGATAACAGTCGGGCATGGATTTGGTGCCACGGAAGACGGACCTATCAGAATGACAAGTTCCTTTTTGACAAATGGAGTTTCATCACTGATAAGCGGATCTGTAATAACAAACGGAACAGCACTAACAGCAGGTCATTCTTACATGGTACTTAATAATATCGTGTATAATGGAACTGTTTATTCATTTGGTGACATATTTCTTTGTGTGGCCGGAACAACGGCCTTTACGGTTGGAACAGTTGTTGATCTGACAAGTGCAGGAACAATCAGTGCAGCATCGAAATATTATGTTTTGGCCGGACCCGTCACCTCAGATGGAATTGTTTATGTAACTGGCCAGACCTTTGTTGCAACTGCAACTTCTTTTACGGGCGGATTTGTAACGCTAATGAATGCTACTGATGTTTCTAAGCTTTTCCAGTCAGATTATATCGCTTACGGGGATAAACAATATATGTTCCATTCTCCATATTATCAGCTTTCTGGTCTTTATTGGAACGATGGAGCAACATGCGATCTTGTAACAAAACCGTTAAGCACTCAGGAATTTAACCGTGTAGGAAATAAGATGGTTTCAGCATTATTATATTTTCTTTCACTTTTGAAAGGAAAGAATGTACCGATTGATACAAAAACTGGATTAGTATCACTGGCTTTCACATCAGCAAAACAGGCTGATTTTGATCGGGATTATGTTAATCCACTTGTTTTGACCAATGATATTTCAGGAGGTAGCTTATCTCTTGTAGGTACTCCAAATGGTGTCAATACGGTTAATTGGACATACACGTTAACGATCAATGGTGAGCCAATCACGGGTAGCGCAACTGGAACAGTAACATTTTCTAATACTTAAAAATTATGGACTACAATAAATTAATATTCACGAGTTCAGATTATAAGATGGTTATATCAGTTGCTGGCGTTACTGCTCCAATTACCATTCTCGAATCATTTGATTATGGTGCCAAAAAAGAGAGTGAATATATACATCGTATAGGATCTGATGAGCCGGCTGGACTAAAAACCAATGCCTCGACTTATCCGGGTAAACTCCAGATGGAAGCCGGTGAACTGGAAATACTTCTGTCTACTCTTGGTTTTGTTTTTATGACCCAGATTGTTAATGCAACAATTTCCATTGTTACTCCATTTGGTGATCTGATAAAGGTTTTCAAAGGCTGTATCTTCGAGTCTCATGACGGTAGCGTAAAGGCCAAGGACAAGAGATCACTCATATCAATTGATTTCAAAGCGGTTAGCGTGGAGGGTATATGAATACATTTGAAAAAGAGATAGAATGGGTTGGATGGGAATTTGATGCTGATAAAAATTCTACAGTTGAAAGAACCCGGGTAAAAACTGCAACTTTCAAAGAACTTAATCGTACGGACAAAGAACAACATAAACTACATTTCAAATTAATTTCATTATTTGAAGGGTTAGAAAAAGAGAAAGGAGAAGAAGGTAGTTTTGATATTAGTTCCGATGGACTTTATGAAATAACCGTCAAGGCAGTAAAGGTTCTTTTTATTGAAAATGAAAGTTTTACAAAAGTTGATAAAGAGGAATTTTTAACAGATTCAATAGCATTGCTTTCATTCGGCATGTGGCTCTTTAAAGAGAAATTCACCCCTTTTTTCTCCTCTTTCAAAATGAACTGAACGAAATTAACATTCAGCCTGATGAGGCTGCAAAAAAATTAATAGCTCGAAACCCGGTATTCTATCAGAAAACTTTGTTTCGGGCTTATTTGCATATAAGTAGTAAGGAATTAAAAAACATGTCAATAGATGATTATATAAATTATACTATCATGCTCAAACAATACTTGCTTATTCTTCATGCACCTTATGTAAATCACGACAATGCCTGAATCATATAGTTTCAAAATTAATAGTTCAGGGAACGCATCAGAAAATGTCGCTAAGTTAAAATCTGGCGTGATGGGTCTTGCTGGCGAAATGAAAGGACTTGCCACTGCTGCATTAGGATTAGGGGGGATGTTCGCCGGATTTCAATTTATTAAAGATGCTAAAGTTAAATTTGATCTTTTAGAAGAATCAGTAACAAAAATAAATGCTGCATTAACTTCAACTGGCGGAGTATCAGGGAAATCTATTACAGAATTAACTGATGCTGCAAAAGCATTAAGTGGACAAACGCTTTTTGGAAGATCAACCCTGATGGATGCACAATCAATGCTTTTAACATTTACACAAATAAGAGGAGAGATTTTCAATAAGACGATACCTGCTATAACGGATTTTGCAACTAGATTTAAGATGGAACTTCCGCAAGCTGCGTTAATGGTTGGAAAAGCATTAAATAGTCCTCTTGTTGGGATGAATAGATTGCAGAGAATGGGGGTGATGTTCTCAGATCAGCAAAAAGAACAGATAAAAAATTTCATGGCCCAGGGACAAGTGGCCAAGGCCCAAGGAGTGATTTTAAAAGAACTTAATGTGGAATTCGGGGGATTAGCAAATGCCATGACCAAAACTGATGAGGGAAAATTAAAAATGGCCGCCAAGACTATTGATGATTTTAAAATATCTGTTGGCAAGCTAGTATCATCTCTTTTAGTCGGACTAATACCAGCTTTTAATTATCTGGTAAAAATTCTCAAAGAATTTAAAGAATGGATAACTGGATCGAGTACCGGTGCAGAGATATTTAAAGGCGTGATACTTGGTATTTCAGCAGCTTTAGTATTATATAGCCTTTATATGGGTGCGGTAGCTGTTGCTACAACTCTGGCAACAGCGGCAACATGGCTTTTTTCCGCAGCTGCATGGGCATCAGGAATACCGGAACTGGTTATTGCCGTTGTGGCACTAGCGGCAGGATTTGTTTTGCTTTGGGATAAATGTGAAGGATTCCGTAAGGTTGTTGGTGGAGTATTTGCCGGTATAGTAAAAATTGTAAAGGGAGTTATTGATGTTTTTGTTGACTTTGCCCGTGTGGCAAGTGATGTCTTTACGGGACAGTTTTCGGAAGCCGGAATTGAAGGAAAGAAAATGATCGCTGATATTAAACAGAATTTCGGCGGCATGGGTGAGGCAGTAAAAGAGGGTGCGGACAAGGCTGCAAAGTCTACTTTTAAATTCGATATAAAAGCATTAGTTTCAGGGAAAAAAGAAGATTTAGTCGGAAAAGGAAAGGCAGGGCAATTTGGTACGGGAGCAGCAACTCAATCAGCGATTAATACTTCGCTTCTTGGTGGAGCCTCGGGTGGCCTTGGAGAAGCGAAAACAATAAAAATAGATTTTCATTCTCCGTTAATGTCAATCAATGTCCCTGGTGGCAATGGTCAGGATATAATTAACAAAGCTCCCATGACCATGGAAATGCTATTAAGAGTATTAAATAATTTGGCACTAAGTCAGGGAACAACAATGTAATGAAGACAACTGCCGACATATTAGACTATACAAATAACCCCTCTGAAGTATATCTGAATGATGTAAAACTACCATTGGATGTGATCATAGGACTGGACGGAGATAAGGTCATTGCTGAAAGTAAGATACTTGATGGGGTTGTGGTCTATGAAAGAATTTCCAGAAAACCATTTGAGATCAATTTTGAATTTACCTGCCGGGAACAAGATGAAACAGGAAAATATATTTTCCCTCAATCAACAATAAATGATTTGGTAAAAACAGTTTGGATTCCAGACCAAGTTATTCCTTTAAAGAATACTTTTTTGAATGCTTTAAAAATATTTTATGTAGTTATTCAGCCTATCACTTTTTCAACAATAAGAGGAAATACCAACGTGATAGCTTCGATTAAGGCAAAAGAGAGCCCAGACGACAATGTTAATTTTGGAACAACTTTAATAATACCACTTTGATGTATTTGAATTGCAAGACACAGGTAATCATTAATAATGTCATTCTTGACAGTATTGTTTCTGTGGATATGCATAATGACGGACAACATATAGGGGCGACTTGTGAAGTTGTTCTTCCTTTGAATTCAAGAATAGGATACGAGGGTAAATTAAGACTTCCTACCAGGTTCTTATTCAATACTGGCGATCATATTGTAATCAATGCAAAATATGAAGGATATGAAAGTTATGGGTCATACCTGTTTGGCACTCCTTTTTATGGATGGTTGCAGATATTTGATGGGTTCCTTTACGATTTCTACGAGTCAACTCCTGTAAAAATTAAATGTCTGGATTATATATACTGGTTCAATCTGGGAATATATGGTTCTGAATATGTGGTTACAAAAAAAGTAACCAAGACGGGTAAGATAAAGAAAGGATCTGTAAAGGGCGGGGAAGGAAAATATTTTAAAAAGATTGAATTTGCTGATTTGCTTCAGGATATTATTGATTGGACAAATGGTAATATCACAAATTGGAACACGGAAAACAATACTACCTTCCCGCTAGTGACTTTAATAAAACCGGAATTTTCATTTGTTTTGGAAAACATAACTTTTTCAAACATGAGTCCTGCAGCTGTTTTGGAATGGCTCAAAAGGGAACTTGGATTTAATATATCACTTACCGGGACGCAACTCTATGCAAATGTTGCTTCATTTACCCAGAATGTTGTGAGAATTTCATCTGATAAAAATGTTATTGAGTCAAATTTACAAAGTACTAATCTTACCAAAAGAGGAACAAGGCAGTCTAAAGGATCAAATTCAGTTTTTTTAAGAATCAAATTAAAAGTCTATTTTGAAAAAGAAGATGGAACAAAAGATTCCTTGGAAATCGGGGATCCTAATGGTCAAACCAGGGAATGTTTCTTTTATAAGGTTGCTAAAGGCAAATTAGTTGAATATCCAAAAGGTTCAGGACAAATGGTGCCGGAAAACTATTTGAAGTTTGCAAATGAAGCATTACTTCAATGTTTTCAAAAACGATACACGGGAGATATTGAAACTTACCTTTATCCTAATTGTGATTTATTCTGGAAAGTGACATATAGTGATGTTCGTTATCCTGAAAGAAATGGGGATTATGTCATTACAAGCCAGAATATTACATTAGACGATAAAGGGTTTCACAGGAAATTAAAATTAAGTTTTTTATCAAATTATAATATTACAATTCAATCAAATGTCGGATAAATTAGAAGAAGAATTAACTACGGCCTTTGTACATTTTGGGCGCATGTTTGCTAAGGGATCGGTGATCGTAGAAGGATTTATTACTGATGTTGATGGAGTGAATTATACATGTTCAGTTAATGTTCCAAGAAATTCTAATGGGAGTTCAATAGATAATATTTATTATAATGTCCCTTTAAAAATATTACGTGGCAGTCAGGCAAGTTTTATCGAGATACCTCATATTACTTCGCATTGTCTTTTGACATTTAAAGATAATAATACCCAAAGGCCAACGCTTTATTCAGTTGACCAATGCGATAAGATACTTGTGAAGGTCGGAACCGTAACACTTGAGATTAATACCGGGAAAGATTCTGAAAATAATGATATTGCATCATTCGTTTTTAATGGAGGATCTCAAGGCAATATGGTTTTAATTCAAAAGGCAGTTGATAAACTTAATATAATCGAACAAGATATTAACAAGTTAAAAACATCTTTTTCAACATGGGTAGTCGTCCCCTCTGACGGGGGCGCAGCTTTAAAGGCTGCCGCTGCCAGTTGGTCAGGATCAAAATTAACAGAAACGAAAAAAGAAGATTTGGAAAATAAAAATATACTCCAATAATATGGATTTATTTTTTAATATAAACGACAGAGATCTGGTGATAAAGAATGGTGATTTTGTTATGACTGAAAATACTTCGGTGCAGAACGGGTCTATAATTAAAGAATCTCGTTGTTTTAGTCCTTTAAATCCTATTTTTGGAGTTGGTTTAATGGAATCAATAAATGCACCGGTATCAAAATTAGTCTACGAGATGTCAAGATGGGAGGATCAGGTAATAAAAGACGGAGCTATAATAGCAAAATCAAAAATTACAAATCAAAATGGGATAAGTAATATTGATATAGAGATAAAATATTAATATGAATTATGTTGTAAAAAATGGTGAACAAATTTCTGATGTAATTCTGAATAGCAGTGGATCAGATCGGAAGAGCGTCGTGTAGGGAA